GCGCAGTACGACGGTGACGGGACCAGCAGCGCTGAAGCATCCGCCGACGGCGGAGTAGGGGCCTGGAATGATATTACAGTCGGGGTAAGTGGGACTCCGACGCATGGTACAGCTCAGGCGCCCGGTGATACGGTGCATATCAAAAGCTGTGATGCAGCAGGGGCTGACATTGACCTTATATTAACGGCGCAGGTATTATTTCAGCCCGGTGATACTGTTAATGGATCGGTCAGATATATAGTAGATGACGGAACCATATGGGCACAGACCGGAACAATCAAGATCAAGGTCAATGTTGACGATAATTGTTTTGAGGTAAACTCAGTTTCAAACGGATTTTTTTATCTGGACGGCGCTGATCGGCTCACCCTGCAAAGTGGGCAAGTATCGACAACCAATTCAAACTGTACCATGAATTTTAACGGGTATACCATTGTAAAAAATGTGATCTATATCTTCAGCGACGATAATGATGACACAGGTATCCGAAAAAAGACAATAATAGCCAGTTCATATAATCAACTACGTTTTTACAATTGTGTCTTTAAAAAGGTGGTTGCGAACGGATCGTATAATCCGTATGTCTGGCAGCCGTCTTATGGCCAAATAGCGCATTTTATTAACTGCAGGTTCGAGACATCAACATCTGATTCCAGCGACAGCCTTTTCTATTTTTCATCGTTTGCTGCACCGGTATACATTGACGGGGGTTCATGGCCGGTAAAACATGCTGACTCTATAGCTGTTTATAGCAGTGTAAATTCCGGTGCGCAGGCGACTGCCACAAATTTCGATGCACCACCTGATGCCATGAGGCTACCGTTCAAAACGACCTTGGACTCCAACAGTGATAGTTCTGATAATGCAATGATTTTGTCATCAACAATGCGCAATCGCGGGTTTGGTTGGTCAAAAGCCACGCAGTATGGTTTTGCCATGTATGATGGGCTGGGAAACTACCCATACCTTAATGCCACCACACCGGCCGGACAGGGATGGGCTGTCCGTGCTATGGCCTCTTATGCGTCTGCCGACATTCCGTTTGATTTTGTCCGTTCGCAGATCCTTTACGATCTGGCTTCAGAGGCAAAAACAATCACCCTCCATCTTGCCGTTCGGGACAATTATTCGACTCCTCAGAAATCAGCCTGGTATCTCAAAATCGAATACATTGATTCAGGAGATACTACCAGAATAGAAACCAGCCAGGGCACAGGCGATCTTGATGCGGATACTCTAACATGGTCGGCTGAAAACGGAAGTAATCAGCCTTATTACGGAGCGCAGGTCTTCGACAAATATAAAATAGCAATCACCACGGCCCATGCGATCAAACAGAATACAGAGATACTGGTAACGTTGATGATTGAAACCCCTGCCCCTGATACGGCGTCTTTTTTCCTGGTTGATCCATATCCGGAGATTTCCTGATGCCTGCTGTTTATGCCGAATTTGGAAGTTGCGGACTTGGCCCGGCATCCAGCCAGGCTGTACCGGCAATGCCCGGCGCACTTGGAGTGGTGCGGCATCCTGGTGATCCGGTATATTTGACCAATATTACGCTTAAAAATATCATCATAGGCTCAAGATATTGGATAGCCCAAGAATCTGATCATTCCGTTGTTCTGACATCCGGGGTAGCTGCATCAACAGATGTCGTTTTATCAAATATTCCGGTTTACGAAACTGATATGCTTGCGCTGGTGCGGGTGCGCAATGCGTCCGGCAGTCCACCCTATTACAAGCCCTTGGACTCATACGCATATCTTACGAAAGCAGCGGTAATTGTTTTTATATCCCAGGAGGACGATGACTAATGACTCTTGATGAGATTGGATACAAGATTGATCAGCTGGAGCGCAACTTTGAAGCCATTGGCGGGGCAATCAACACCGGGGCCATGGCTATTGACGGCGCGGTAAAAGACGTCAAGGATCTGCGTGTAGCGGTCGGTTACCGGATTGACCAACTTGACCAAAAACTCAACACAATCCTGGAGCTGTTAAATGCCGATAACAGTTGACTGGTCGGCGCGGATAATCAATGTGCCAAAAGATTACCTCGTCCAGCAGTCGGCGACCATCTACCAGATGGATATAATGCAGTTTAAAGATGACGTTGTGGCCCTGCAGGCATCAGAGGCAGGGATGGTCAATCCGGATGCAATCAGGCACAACAGCAAGGTGCAACTCGGTAATGTTACCATTGCCGATGTCGTCCTTGTGATTAACGGCTATACGGTGACGTTTGAAAACGGTATTTACGCCGTTGATATTGTTGGCGCCAACTCCAATATAAGCGATGTGCTCAACCTCAATTATGTCTCGGTGCGCTCCTATAACTCAGCCGGGCTGCAAGTGGTATCAACCGGATCAGGACTCAGCACAGAGGAGCATGATAAATTGATGGCACTGCCGCAGGCTGTGAACACGGCTGATGCTGTTTGGGAGTATACGAGATAATGGCGGACGCGTGGGAATTGCTTGTTGCTGAATCATCCCTGCCCGAGCACGCGCATGATGCCTGGGAGCATTTGGAGTCGGTCAAGGCGGGCGGGGGAGGATTAACAGTTGTTTCTGACATAGAGGTAGAGATGGATCAATTATGCTTTGAGGTCGAAACGGAAGAGGAATTGATAGTGGAGACCGCAGGTGAACTGGAAGTTGAAGTTAACGATGATGAGCTTGAGGTCGAGGTGTGCGCATGAAAAAACTTGGTGATATTGATTACAAGAGAGGGGATACCAGACCTATCAGGTTAAGGATAAAAGACCCGGAAACAGGATCGTACCTTGACCTAACGGGCAGTACTTTCAAGATGGTTATTGATCCCGAGCAGGCCCCGGCTGACGGGACAAACAACATCGCCTCAATAGATGGTGTTATTGACCCAGACCAGGTTGAAAACATAGGCAGAGTATCGTTTACGCCAACGATCACCGACACCGATCATGTTGGTACATTTTATTATGAGGTGCAGATGATAGATGCAAGCGGTCATGTTGTCACGCTGCACAATAAGCCATACAAATTCAAGCTATCCCAGGATATCGTTAAATGAAAATCAATCGAAATATGGCTACGCCATGACCACAACAACCTATCGCCTCTATCGTGGCCATGATTGTCCAGGGCCTCGCTCATGCGGCCTTTGCATTGAGCAGTTCCCAGCCCTGGCCGATGACGGCCTCCTAATATCATCCCCAAATCTTGCCCTGCACGCGCAGGAGATTGAGGATGTCGTTAGGGCCTGCCCATCCGGCGCAATCTGCCTGGATGAGTGCGAGCCGTGACACTCGGAGAGTTGCAAGAAGATTTTGCCTGGAAAATAACTCGCTTGCTCTGGTATCTCCACGCCTGCGGATATAATATGCGTGGTGGTCACTGGCTGCGATGTCGTGATTGCTATGTCGGGGCAAAAAACTCCGTCCACAAAAAAAAACTCGCCCTGGACATAAACCTCACGCTTTCCCCGTCCCATGACGAGCGGCCTCGGCTATTAACTGGCAAGGCGGCGCAAGACGCCCACAATAAACTGCATGATTACTGGGATTCACTCGGCGGTGCAAGACGCATTAAAAACGATCTGAATCACTATTCTGTTTCATATCGCGGCATGAGATAAATCCCTTGGGGCACATTTTTCAAACATGCCCCAAGGGATCGCGTTGTAAATGGTCGGGAAGAGAGGATTCGAACCTCCGACCCCAGCGTCCCGAAGGATGAATTCATCCTTGATATTTCAGCTTTTGCGCTTGAAATTTCCGGGGCATAGGCCCCAAAACCAAACCGATTATTCAAGCAGATTTATAGCCGCCTTTTGTTCCGATGCGGAGACGTGCTGATACACCTTGGCGGTAATTCCAGGGTCAGAATGCCCAAGCAATTCCGATACCGTTTTCAGGCTGACCCCTTTCCTGAGCAAGTCAGTAGCAAAGGCATGGCGCAGGTCATAGAGCCTTAATCTTCTTGTCACACGCGCCCTTTTCTTGGCTGCCTTCCATGCCTTCTTGATCGAATCAACCCGGTGCCCGTGGTAATGCACAATGTACCTGATACCGTCCTTTATGTCTCCCTCGTACCAGCAGTCAAGGTGATCGTATAGCACATGATGGAGCGGCACCATCCGTTGAGGGAGCCCGCCTTTCCTGGCGGAAATTACCTGGATTGTCTTGTTGTGGAAATCAACGGCATCCCATGTGAGAGAGAGCAATTCTTCTTTCCCCGGCCGGAGCCCGGTATAATAAGAGACGATCAGTGCTCTTTTAAGGTGCGGAGCGGCCGCCTTTACAATCGCGTCAAATTCAGGCTTTGACGGCGGCATGATTATGGCGTCGTCCCGCTTTGGCATCTCAAACCCTTCCATGGGATTATGTGCCAACAGGCGGCGTTTTACCGACCACCTGAGTATTGCCCTTATGTCTGATAATTCCCGGTGGATGGTGGTGTTTTTGACTGTCCTTGACCTGCCGGCCACATATTGATCCAGCACGGTTGGGACGATCTGGTGCGCCTGCATGTTTCCAATGCGCGGGACAATGATTCTTTCCAGCTTGATATACAGGTTCCGATAGCTGGAGTCGGCCATGGTGTTGGCCTTTGCCTCAAGGTAGGAATTGCAAAGCTCTGTAAAGGTGGGACTGCTTGTTGTCTTCCTGGCGCCGAGTCCCAGGGAGAGATTAAATTCAATAGCCGCCCTCTCCGCCTCCGGGCCCCGGCCAAAGTATTTTTTATTTGTTGTTGGCCTGGCCTTATCCTTGCCCTTTTGGTAGCGGACTATCCACCTGCCGTCTTTGAGTTGGTGGACTGACATTCACCGATACCTTTTTCTTACAAGTTTTCCCTGGACAGTTTTTCCGCAACGTCGGCAAGTCCACACTTTATGACCCTCAATATTGATGAGTTTGAAAGTCCACCTGTGGCCTATAATTAGGCATAAAGCACGAGTGATTATTTCTTTCATCGATGACTAAACAGTTCATGCTTCATCCTGGAAAAACTTCCAGTAACTAAGATATATGACACTGAAAGAATTGTCGTTATTACCCAGAACCTTAATGAAAACAAAATCAATCCATCCATTTCCAAAGTTCCAAAAATGAAACCGAAAATAATGCCTGACAAGGCAAGAATTCCGCCAAGAGTAAAAAAAACTATCATGAAAGCATTGACATAATATATGCTTTCTCCTGCCCCAGCAGTCCTTGTCATCTCTTCTTCAACCACCATCCTCCCGGTTTCATCTATCACATATGACAATTTTCTATCTCTGATGGTTGCTCCATGGATAAAAGCAACAAAGTTTGCAAAAAAATAGCACGAAGCAATAATAAAAGAGTCTGAAATTCCCCCCGATAAAGATTTGTCTATTTTATAGACAAAAAAACAAAATACAGAAACTAAGGCCGACAAAGACAAGAATAGTAATATGGTCTTGAATGCGTAATCAGAACGAGCGGAATTGTATTTGTTTCTATAGTCTGACCAGCCATCAAACCCCATCCCCCTTCCCCCTTATTTTTAAAATATTCTCGCTGTTAATATTCCTTCGTTTTCTGCACGACACAGCCGACAATTCTGAATTCTTTGCCGGTCATCTTCATGGTGTCATATTTTTCATTCAGCGGCTTTAGATAGACATCGTTGCCGTCCCTGATGAACTGCTTGAACGTGGCCTCGCCATTATCATTGTTCCCGTTCTCAATTTTGGCGACAACATACCGGCCTGTTTCCGGTGGAATTGATGGGTCTACCACGATAATATCTCCGGGCATGAACTCAGGGAACATTGAATCCCCAACGATCCGCAGGGCAAACGTGTTGTCACTGACGGGACGAAACACCCGCACAAATTCTTCCGCATCACCCGGTAAAAACTGATCAACTATATCTGTCCACCCTCCTGCCTGCACCCAGGAGATTATTGGAACATCCCTCCATGGTTGGTTGCTGACACGCGCAAGCCCATGGAACCTGGTCGGGGCAACCGATACCGAACCGGTATTTATCCCCGGCCACATGGCAGGGTTATTTCCTTCGAGTATCCAGCGGCCAAGGTCGAGAATTTGTTCGTAGGTGTAGCCGAGAGAATCGGCGATCATACGGCGCACCTCTTCGCTTCCCGGCCTGTCTCCTGATGCTATTCTATTGATGTATGATGGTTCAACGCCTATTTCGCGGGCAATTTTAGCCTGAATTCCACGCTCTCCTTCTCTTACTATCCACGAAAAGGCCGCGTGAAATTGGCGTTCCACCTCTCGTCTTAGTGCCATACTTCTTTATATTTCCCATTGGGAAACAAGTAAAGTGTTTTTTTTGTCATTTTGCGTCATTTTATTATTGACAAAATGTTCCCAATGGGCAATGATAGCCACATGAAAAACGTAACCCAAAAAAAAATAGCCGAATGGTGCGGCCTCAAGGAGCCTTTTTTATCAAAGATTTTAAATGGTAAAAAGAGGCCGAGTGCCGAGAGAGCTGAGGCCCTGGAAGAAATTACCGGAATATCGTTTCGTGACTGGTTGCGAGCAGACCATGAAGAACTAAGGAAAAAAGTCGTTATTTCCTATCAGGTAATTTATAGCAACAAAAAGGACCACAATAACAAGCCTGCCGTAAAGGCGTAAAGTTATGCCACTCCAACCACTACCTGAACAGGCGATAGTAGCCGCCCGGCTCCGCAAGATGGCGGAAGACCTGATCTTACAGGCAAAGGCCTTGGAAGCCACCCTGCCCTACCGCCCGACAAGGCAGGCCCGGCTTACCGACCCAAAAAATACGGACACCACCAACAGGCGCAATCGGTGTGCCAAAACATCTCGTGACAACTTGTTGCCTTAGCCGGATGCAAGTCATGGATGAGCATTACCTCCTTTCTTTCTCCTGCAACCAAACCCCGCCAAGCACAATTCGGCAAATGGCGGGCCTTTTACCAAGGAGGACAAAGATGAAGGAAATAATTTCGGACGCAATATCAGCGGCAATCATAATTGCAATGCCGCTGGCGTGGATATACGTGGCGACACTGTAAATTTTAAAAGAGGAGGATATGCCATGGGAGCAAAAATAATAAGCACTGCGAGCAGTGGCCCCTGCGGCACCACTTCTTGCCCGCATAACACTCCAGCGGGCGGGGAATCGTGCTGCTCTATCTACAGTCATTATTACGCCGATATCGACTGTCCATCGTTCACCCGGATTGATGAGGTAAAACGACTCAGGGAGCAAAACACCATGCTCAGGCGCATGAACCGCAATCTGGTACGCACCGGGCGCAAGCTGGCGGGGTTGGTACGATGAGAATGCCGGGGCCGGGCGATATTTGGGGGCCGATCAACTACAACTGCGGAGATCCCAGGGAGCCGGAACGCTGGATGATCTGCAACGACTGCGGAGCGATATTTGAAGATGACTCGGAGTGCCCGGATTGCGAATCATCCCAAATAGAGGAGTTTACCCGTGCCATGGCAACGGAACTGAGCGAGGGGGTGCTGTGATGGGAGTGACAAGCATTGATGAGCTTAACAGCCGCCCCATGCGAGCCCTTGCAGCTGGCGTGATTCTGGACGCTATAAGCGAGGCAAAATTACACCCAACGGATAAAAGAGGGCGTGACGCCTATCATTTTTTGATGGGCGAAAACGGAATGCTCCAGTCATGGCTTGATTGCCTCAATGATATTGATGCCGACGAGATAATGATCGGAATCAAAAAATCAATGACAAGCAATTTTAAAATATCGCCGCCACCAAAACCAAAACGGAAACAACAGCCGACAATCGGCATTAAGCACGGGAAGAAGACTCTGACCGTGCAGCAGGCCGCTGACATCCTTGGATATAGTTACTCAACGGTATACAGGAGGCATGCCCTGTTCCCGACATACAGTCTGTCAAAATTAAGGCTGGTCATGCCAACTAAAAAAGATGGCCGTTGCCTTCGTGGGCGGCCAGGAAAAAAGAACGGAGGATGTAAATGATTGAGCTTGGAAAAATTGGCCTCGGCGCCATTGATGAACGTTTTCGGCACGTCCTCTGTGACGTGATTGAGAACATCCTGGATCCGAACACGGACGCTAAGGCGGCTCGGAAAATAACCATCGACATGAAAATTTCTCCTGACCCGGAAAACCGGGAGAAGTGCGATTTTGAAGTTGTCGTGAAATCGAAACTTGCCCCGGCAAAAGCCCATCAGTCAATGTTGTTTGTTGGTATTGACGAAAACGGGGAAATGGACTCGCAGGAAGTAGGATTGCCGGAACAAGGTCGCCTGTTTGCCGATGCAGAAACGGAGAAAGCAAACAGCAAAATCCATGAACTTCAGCAAAACGCAGGGGGCGTAAAATGATAGACCGTAGCTTTTTGGAAAAGATAGAGGAAATGTCCAGGATTGATACTCTTATTTCCGGGGACGCTATTTATAGCAAAAGCAAGTTACACCTTGTTCCGCCGCCGACCCCCGTGCCATTGTCTGTGCACTCATTGACAGCCATTGTTGATTATTTTACCGGGCCATTCATCAGGGAACAGACCAGTAACGGTGGTTTTGTCCATGTCATATCCTATGATACTGTAGCCGTCTCTTCAGAACTGTCTGACGATTACCGGGCGCGCGAAAATTACATGCTGGCGGACCTCAATATTGATCCCTATCCGTTTGGCGTCAGCCTGCCGGTGGAAAAATTTATCATAGCCCTGCAAGCTCAATTTGTACCTTCAGAAAACGTTTCGGCAATTTTGAAGGTCGTCGGCAACATCACAGCCGAGGCAGAGCAAAAGACCCTTGACGATGGCGTGAGTCAGCAGATTACCGCCAAGACCGGGATAGCCACCGTTAAAAACGTAACCCTGCCGAACCCGATCACCCTCGCACCATACCGCACCTTCCACGAGATTGACCAGCCTGAAAGTAAATTTGTCCTCCGGATCAACGCCAAGGTAGGCGAGAAGCCTACCGTCTCCCTGCATGAGGCAGACGGCGGCGCATGGAAAAATACGGCCATCTTGAGCATTAAGGAATGGCTGGTGAACGAACTCACTGACGTGACGGTGTTGGCATGAACAATTTTATTAAAGATGTCACTGCTGCTTTGCAGCGTGGAAGAAGAATCCACCACATAGACCGGATGCGGTCAACACCTCGGCCGATCCCAAGGCCGATCAATCAGAAAACGGCATGGAAGAAGCGCAGGAGTACATCGTAATCCATGAAAACATCCATCATAATTAGGGATGATGCCACCAAAAAAAGGGCACTGTCTGTGATCAGCGGACTTGCCCTTGATCCTATAAGTGAAATGGTAATCAAGCCATATAAGGTCGATTTGTCGGCACAGCAACGGAAACAATACTTTATATGGTGCGGATATATTGGTGATGATCTTGGTAATACAAAACAAGAGCAACATTTAATCCTCAAGCAAAAGTTTTTGGTCCCCATCCTCGAGCGTGAGGACGAAGAATACGCGGCCATGATCAATAGCATCCGGGACGTGTACCGCCAAGACATGGCGGAGGGGCTGTCTTTTATGTCGCAGGTCGTCAAGTTGACCTCAATTACTGATAAGCGGGTCAATATGCAGGTGATGCGTGAGTATATGACCGATGTTGACCGGTGGGCCGCTGAAATGGGGATCAGGTTACCTATAAAAGATGACCTGGACAAGAAGGCGTGGAGAAGATGAAGCGAAAGCCCACCAAAGAAGAAAGCCAATACATTGATGCAGCCATGGCGCAAGGGTGCATAATTTGTGGAAAGCCAGCTCAGTTTCACCACCTGCCAATGGCAAGGCCGAATGCCATGGCTATGGGGTATCCACTCTGCGCTGAACACCACACGGGAACTGCATACCCAGGGGAGTCCATCCATTCAGACAGATTGCTTTTTACGCAGAAACATGGATCAGAACTGGAGCTAATGCAAAAATCAATACTCCGGGTTTTCGCAAGATCAATACCATTTTAAAGGGGGTAAGAATTATGAAACCAGGAACATATAAAGACCTATCAAACAACGACTACCACTCGGCCCCAGGCATCAGCAAATCAGGTCTTGACCTGATTGCCAAATGCCCGGCTATGTACAAGCGTAGATACATAGACGGCATTGCCAGTGAGCCAACTCCGGCAATGATCCTGGGTTCTGCTGTCCACACTGCAACGCTTGAGCCTGACAAATTTGCCGACGAGTTTGTCTGTGCCCCGGAGATAAACCGCCGGACAAAGGCGGGCAAGGCGGAGTGGGAGCAATTACAGGCAGACAATGAGGACAAAACTGTCCTGTCTGCTGCTGATCACGCCACCGCCATAGCAATGGCCGAGGCGGTAAAAAGTCATCCGGTTGCCGGGAATATTCTGGCGGATGGCGAGGCCGAGACCTCAATTTTCCATCATGACGAGCGTACCGGGGAGCTGGTCAAGGTGCGTCCGGACTGGATAGTTGAGGACTGCCTGGTTGATCTCAAAACCACACAGGACTGTTCAATTGATGCGTTTTCAAAGGCATGCTTAAATTTTCGGTATTACGTTCAATCGGCAATGTATATGGATATTGTTACAGCGCAAACAGGACGGAATATCAATAATTTTATTTTCATAGTTGTTGAAAAGGTTGAGCCTTATAATGTATCTGTCTATGTTGCCGATAATGATATGATAGCTTTTGGTCGGGAAGAGTATCGAAAAGACCTGGAATCATATGCCGAGTGCAAGGCGTCCGGGTCGTGGCCGGGGTACAATGAAAACCAGATAACAACAATTTCTCTGCCCGGATGGGCATACAAGAGATAGGGGGAAAATAAATGTCTCAGAACAATAAAAACAATGTTTTTGCCATCGAGAAACAACAGCAAAAGTCAATACAGGGAGCCCCGGCGGCAACAGACGAAGCACGGGCGATTCAGGAAGTCCAGGCGTCGCTTATAATTGCAAAAAAATTCCCTCGCAATCAAATAGAGGCCATGGACAGAATCTTGATGGCATGCACCAGGCCAACGCTGGCAGAGGGAGCATTGTACACTTATAGCCGTGGAGGAACGGCAATTTCAGGGCCGTCAATCAGGTTAGCAGAGGCGATCGCTCAAGCATGGGGGAATATCTCTTTTGGAATCCGGGAACTGTCCACCGAAAAAGGATCAAGTACCATTGAAGCGTATGCGTGGGATCTCGAAACAAATACCAGGCAATCAAAAGTTTTTTCGGTGCCACACCGAAGACACACAAGAAAGGGTGGGTATGACCTTACTGATCCGCGAGATATATATGAAACCATTGCCAACAATGGCGCCAGAAGAATGCGCGCCTGCATACTCGGTGTTATCCCTGGCGATGTAACTGAGGCCGCTGTCAAGCAGTGCGCCGAGACATTACGAACAAATGTTGATACCTCACCGGATGCTATCAAAAAAATGACAAAGGCTTTTGAGCCTTTTGGCGTCAAAAAAGAGCATATCGAAAAACGAATCCAGTGCAGGATTGAGGCAATACGGCCAGCCCAGGTGATTGCAATGGGTAAAATTTATAACAGCCTCAAAGATGGCATGTCAACACCTGCAGACTGGTTTGATATGGAGACGCCGGTCAACGACCTCAATGACAAGTTTTCCGGTCATACCGACAAGGACACCAAAAGCGATGAGGCAAAGGGGGCGCATACCCGTCCGAAGGTTATAAAATCCTTTAAGGGCGAGATTGATAGCATTGAAACACCGGAAAAGCTCGACACATGGAGATTCAAACATCAGAATAGGATAGCCCGCGACCTGCCCAAGGAAAGCGATCAGCAAGAGGTGTATCAGTATGCGCAAGAGCGCTATGAGCAGCTCAAGGCGGATAAACAGGGGCAGAATACGAAAACAGAAGGCCAGTCAGAGGCATTCCACGACTGTCCGGCAGGCAAAGGGAACGTTCCTGAAAGCTATTGTAATGGGGAGTGCGGTAGTCGGCAGGGGTGCCCTGAGTTCCCGGATCAGAAAAGCAAGCTGCATCTGGAGGTATGATCAAAGTGACAAATGATTTGGTTGTACACATTGACGGGAAAATCGTTGATTCAAATTTTTCCGAATACAAAGAAATGGCCTTGGCGATGTTGGATAAGGTTAATCTTTCCCCCGCAACAGACGAGGAGTTTTTAGAGGCGGAGGATCTAATTAAGAAATTCAGCGCGGCAGAGAAAGCAATCGACAGGGCCCGGAAAGATGCCATGGAGAATGTCGAAGATATTGAACGGCTTTTTCAAGATATGACGGAAGTCGCTGATCGTATTCGCGAAGTCCGTCTTAACCTAAACCGAAAGGTAAAAGCAGAAAAACAACGCCGCAAAAACGAACTGATAGAACAATCAGTTAAAGATGTTCTTGATTTTATAGATATAAAGGTAAAGGAAACGCCTATTTCTAACGGTTTTTACTCCTGTTCTGTTGACGATTTTGCCCCCGTAGTTAAAGGGAAAAAATCTCTCAAAAAAATTTCAGAGGCGCTTGAAGCCAAGAAAGAAGAAATCATTGCTGGCATCGAAAAAAAAGATGCGATTGTCAAGGAAAACATTGTCAAAATTTTAGCCGTTGAGCCTGCATCGTTATTCCCTGATGCTCCTAATATCGTCACCAAGACACCGGAAGAGGTTGACGCCATAATCAAGGCCCGTGTTGCCGAGAATAAACTTGAAGAGGAAATATTAGCCAGGAGGAGAGAGGAGCGAGCAGCGGCCGAGGCAAGGCGTAAAAAAGAGCAGGAAGAATCAACCGCGTCACAACAGGTAGAACAAGAAGGCGAGCAAGTTGGCACAGTGACCGAAGAGCCGAAATACAAAACACAGGGGCAGCAACCGTTAAGCGTTGTGCCCGGGAAAGGGTTGGAAAAAATTAATTCAGCCATGACGGAAAAATTCATACTTTCTGTTTCCATCGTGGGAACGGTCAATGAGGCTAAGGAAATTGCACAGGCACTTGACAGTGCAATATCAAAATACCCGCAGGTTGACCATATAAATCTCAGTAGGCCATCAGTATGAAAATAATCATCCCAGGCAATGCCATTGCCAAGAAAAACAGTCAACGAGTTGTGCGGATGGGCGGGAGGTATGCCATCCGCGCATCCAAAGCATATGACAAATGGGAAAAAGCCGCGCTCCAGCACCTGCAATGCAGGTATGGCGGAGTGGTTTGGAAAGGTTGCTACCCGCTCCGGTTCCATATCTTTTTCTGGCGCGCAAACAAACGTAAATTTGATTTAAGCAATATGCTTGAAGGATCCCAAGACGTACTCCAAAAAGCCGGGATCATTGAGGACGATAGCATGAGGCACGTAGTCCCTGTTTTTGATGGATGGGACATTGATAGGGATAATCCAAGGGTTGAAATTTTTCTTGAGAAATATTGTGATAATATCAAAAGGATTGCCAAAACATGAATGACGACATACGGCTCTCTACCTCGTTTTTCTCAAACAGGAAAACAAAGAAGCTCAAAAGGAAAGCTGGTTACGATGGCATAGTTGCCTTGCTCACCTTGTGGGCACGAGTTGCCATCGAAAAACCATGCGGCACGTTGCAAGGTTGGGACGACGAGGACATTGCAATTGAGGCTGATTATGACGGCGACGCGGGTGAATTTGTCAGTTTGTTGTGCGAAATAGGTTTTTTGGACAAGGATTCAGAAGGAACATATTCGCTTCATAACTGGACCAAAAGACAAGGCTGGGTTGCAAAATCAAATGAAAGGGCCGAACGAGGAAGGCTGTCAAGAATGGCGAAAACTCACCGGGATATATATCAAAAACTTATTGACGAAGGGTACACCGGAATATCAAAGGAGCAGTACGAAAGGTTAACCGCCGTCAAGACTCCTGTTGACGAAAGGTTAAGCAATGCTCAAGCAGTTGTTAAGCAGCCAATAACCCCTGCGCCTGCCCCTTCTCCTTCTCCTTCTCCTTCTCCTGTTCCTTCTCCTTCTCCAAAAGAAAGAGTAAACGCGTGTGAGGTTGACGGCAGTGCCCAGCGGGTCAAAAAAATAAAAAACGAATACCTGAACTTTTCAGATGCATTTTACCAATATCTCTCAAGGTCAGGGAAAGGGAAAAAGAAATATACAAAAAAAGAGATTGTTTCAGGGGCGGACACTATACGCCTTTTAGTTGAAGTTGATTCATACGACCTGGACACGGAAATAATTCCATCATTGCGATGGGCGATCCAGCATCATTTTTGGTCAGGGAGAATTAAGAGTCTTGCTTCGCTGAGGAGGAAGGAAAAAGGGAGCAAGGATCATAAATTTTGCAATATGTTCAACCAGTTCAAGTCAAAAAACATTAAGATTCCGCCAGCAAAGAAAAACACTTTTGATCATTTTAAGGACATTTTTAAGGAGGGTTCAAGTGACCAAAGACCTGTCGATTTCAACAAAATTGAGAAAGGAGACGGTTGTTGCCCAGTTGGGACGCTTGGCTTGCCACTACCCCAATAGCGGGCACACAAGTGAGACAATCATGGTCATTGCAGGCGATTGGTACAACGAGTTCAAGAACATACCGGATGAAGGATTTGTGGCGATTGTTGACAAGACAATAAGAACCGCACGTTTTTTCCCGGCAATCGCCGATTTAATAGCGAATATGGAAACAGTAGGATTCTGTGATAATTGCATTTATAGGAGATTATGCGACGCGGAGAAAAAATGCCGCCTTAAACATGGTCAAGATTGCAGTGCTTACATCAAAGGAGCGCCACAGGGGGTCTTGTAATCACATCGCAAGCCGCAAAAATCAAAAAATAACCCCATGGAGCCTTGGTAGACTAACGGCTGAGGCCACCTGCCACAAGCGAACAGACTGAAATCATGCCAAAGGAGATGAACATGCACAGTAAAACCACCACTCCGGAACCCGCGCGGCCTTGTGGTCAGCGTGAGGCGATTTGTTATACAGACCAGCCCATGAGGAATTACCTATCATTTGGCGGTGGCGTTAATTCGGTTGCTTTATATCTTCTTTGCCTGGATTGGGGCCTTAATTTTGAAGGAATATTTGTGGATCATGGAGCGGACTGGCCGGAGACATACGAATATTTTGATATGTTCCAAGGATGGTTAAAAAAGAACGGCCATAAACAAATTACCGTCCTCGTCCCAAACGTGCAGGGATTTACAAATCTATACGATTACTATCTGTTTAAGAAGAAGGTGCCGAGCATTATGAAGCGTGATTGCACCGATAAGTTTAAGTTGCGGCCAGTTTATAAATATATTGAGAAGCCTTGTTTTATGCTCTTGGGAATTGACGCGGGCGAAAGCCACCGGGCTAGGTTGAACAGCAAGAAAAGTGTGGAAAACAGATACCCGCTTATCGAAGAGGGAATTAATCGCGATGGATGCAAAAAAGTTATCACGGATCATGGCTTGCCGGTACCAATGAAAAGCGGCTGTTTCTCTTGCATGTTCCAACGCAATGCTCAGTGGAAACAACTTAGAATGATCCACCCTGATTTATTTTGTAAAGCCCAAAAGTTGGAAAAGGCGGCAATGGATGACAGACTGGCCCAAGGAAAAAAGGCTTTTACTTTGAGAAACAACGGGCGGACAATAGGACAGATTATATACGATGCCCCTAACCTTTGGCCGGAGATGGATTACCCGCCGTGCCAGTGTTGTTTGTAAGTCTGTATAACGGTCTTGAGATCAGCGGCCAGCCAATGCGGTAGATAGGTAGATAGCGCTGGTCCTGGTCCGTTGGAGCGATGGGTTAGCTGGTTGATTTTTTTTGGGGGGGGGTAATTATGAACAAAGAATGCGGAAACAAGTTTTGTGACAGCTTTGACACAAAATACACGGCAAATTGTGGAATTATGACTCTACGTAAGGTTGCTACCTGCCCTTTGTATAGGCCAGAAGAAAAGACTATTGACAGGGTTGTTTTCAGGTTGACAGACAAGCAAAATGACAAGTTGCAGCCAATTTTTGAAAAGGCGAATGATATGCTTGGAGTAGTTTTTGCTCAAATTTTTGACACAGAAGATGGCCCCGGTTTTATCGAGGTTAGGTTTGTGGAAAAAGATGTTGCCATGAATGTGCAGAGAGCCATGGGAGTGAAGCCAGGGAAATTGCACCCAGGGATTACTTTTATTGAAACAGATGTTTAACAGCTAACGGTAGAATTGAGCGGCCAGCCTTGGGCGTATCCAAAAGCCGCGAGTAATTTCTGGTCCGCTCGAGTGGAAGTTATCTTTTTATTTATGGATGGGGGGTGGTAGTGAATGACTTATAAAGGAGTTTTACTTGTAACGGCGGCATTTATAGCAGGCAACTATATTTTTCAATTTCTGCCAGTTGTTGGAAAGAATGATTTAAGCATTGCGTTTGAAAGGTCTTTTTTTCAAGGGGTTCTTGGGTTGTACATAAGCGCAAAAATGTATTTTGGGCTTTAAGGATAATGGATTGATAGAGGTGCCTTGTGAAAAATTTAATCAATTTAGCTTTGTCGGCCGGGAATGCTGCAATGTTTTCCGAGTATGGTTGGTGGGGAAATTTATTCGCTGCGATATTTTGTTTTGGCATTTTCTTGTGGGTTATACACGAAGAAAGATAACGGTTTCGCATGAGGGGCGCCGTGCAGCCGAGAATGAACCTGTAAGCGAAAGCTTTACAACTGAACCAATAAACGACAACCGCCAGGTGGAAAGCGTCCCTTCAATGCGGTTGTTATATTACGGAGGTTTGGAAATGACAAGCTGGAAAGAAATGTTAAAGATTGCGTTTGAAAAAAACAAAGATGATTTTGATAAAATGATCTGCACTTTGTCTGATAATGATCTTATAACAGAGTTTAACGATGGTTTCGGCGCGAGCGAAGGCAAACCATTCACTGCGTGGGGAGATAAGTATGTTTATTTTCCTGTGGTATATGATGGTGCTGAATGGGTGGGATCTGCCCCGCGAAATCCATGCAACGAAGCAACGTCTCACTGGGGAGGTGAGTAATATAACGATATAAATCAGCGGACAGCCTTGGGGCTTCCGCCAAAACTGGTTGATAGCAATGGATGAAAATATAACACAAAATTCGCCAACGAGTGCTGTTCCGCTGAATTGCCTTGTTAGCAAGCCCGGCCACGGAGGTATGGGAACCCACCAATCGGCCAGGATGAAAAAAGATGAATGGTTGACACCTCCAGAGATTATTGACGCACTTGGGGTTTTTGACCTAGATCCTTGCTCTCCGGTTAACAGACCTTGGCCAACCGCTGGAACCCATTACACGGTTGAGGATAACGGCCTTTCGTGTCCTTGGTTTGGCCGTGTTTGGTGCAACCCTCCTTATGGGCTTGTAGCTGCATCGTGGCTAAGTAGGTTGGCCGAACACGGGAACGGAATCGCCCTTATATTTGCCCGGACTGAAACAAAAATGTTTTTTGACCATGTTTGGAATAAGGCCCATGCTGTTTTGTTTATTCAGGGGCGGTTATATTTCCATCATGTCGATGGGGCTAGAGCAAAAGCAAACGCAGGAGCACCATCTTGTTTAGTCGCATACGGGGCGGTCAACGCCGATTGTCTTTATAATGCCAACATTGCCGGACAATTTGTGAGGCTGATTCCGGCTTGCTAACGCTATAGCTCACCGGTGCCAATCCATAATCACAAAAACAACGGGGGATAAAAGATGACCGATAAACCAACTGAAAAATCAACGTGTAAAGCATCCGGTGAAGCGGATGGTTATGTGGTTGATGATGCCGTTTTTGAAGTTGGCGTCGTTACCGCACACCCTCTGAAAATGGCGATATTGTCAGCTGTGTCCATACTCAAGACGTGGAAATACGCCAGAGATCGTGGGCTAAAATTAAGAGAATGGTACGGGGTATATCACCATGGCACTGAGATCCTTCTGGCCCAGTTCGGTTGCCTGCCAGGATCAAAACAAGATGCTCGGCGTGTATGTCAATATTTTAACGACAGAGAAGCTGTTAAGCGCTTGTCAAAGTTTAAAAACGAGTGCGCTGCAAGAAGTAAGGATATTTACACATAACTTGTGATTAACGGTTCAACAATAAAATCAAACCTGTAAAATTGAACCGTTAATCAACAGCATAAACATAAAAAATACCGATATTTTGAAATCAACCATCAAAATAACCATTGAGTGCAACGGCCGCAAGATGAGCCTAAACTGCGCGCCATTGCTCTTCGGCCGCTGGCGGATCAAGAATGGCCGGTCGTTGTCGATCAAGAAGCCTAATGGCACGTTAACGGAAATATTTGATCTTGCCAGAAGGTGGGCAGTGGAGATGGTGCGGCAATGCAGGTGAAGAAAAAAGTCATCCGCAGAAAGGGCGGGAAAACACTATCTCTCGTCGAAAGAATCACCGGTGAGGTTCAGGTGGCAAAGGACAATAAACTTACCGGGAGTGTTGAGATCAAGATAAACTTTCGGGATGGAGGTGTGAGTTCTGCTACAATAAGCAGGACTGATGCCAATATTTTTTGATTACTCAGTCGTTAAAATTTGACAAGTATTTTTCGAGCAGTTTGTTTTCCTGCAGAAACAGGAGCAGGCGGATGGCGGCGGCATGCTGTCTGGTTGGCTGCCTGTCGCCGGACTCAATGCGAGAGACGGCATTTTGAGGCATCCCGAGCAGAAGGCCGGTTTGTTTTTGGGAAAGGGCAAGAGAATTTCTTGCCCTTTTGAAATCAGCAGGGGTCATTTGTCTTTGATTTCCCATCGGTCGCGGACATCGTAGAACATCCGCTCTCGGATCAGTTGCAGGCGGTCCTCTATGGCTTGTAGCTTGGATGCCTCATCGGCAGAGGACACCCGGCCCCGCATGGAGCTAACCAGTTCCAGCAGGTCCAGCAGTTCGCCACCGCCGGGACACTCGGCCCTAATGGCGGCGTTGTAGAGCTGCCGGGACTTTTTGTTTTTTCCGTACTTGGCTCTTAGTTCTTTGATCGGCATAAAAATATAAAGGGGCGGTTGCCCGCCCATGTCCTCAATTATTATAAAGTTCGCAGGCCGTCTCAATTATACGCCGAGCCTGCTTTGACTTGCCGGCCTCGGTCGGGATATCGCTCCCGCCGACAGTAACCAACTCCCATTCGTCTGCAGACCACATTACGATTGTTGCCTGCCGTCCATCCCTGGCACGCATAGTTAAATATTGATAATCTGGATCGTCAAGATTCGCGGTTATTGTGCCTGGCCGGTCGCCGACAATAAAAGTTGCCAGCTTTTTCTCAACGAGCAAGTCCGACCTGATTGCGTTTATTTTTTTCCTGACAGCTTGCACTTCAGGGCGACCAGCCAACCAACAGATAAAATCACCATTTATCTCTATTTTATCCTGGCCATCAATAGAGTTGACGTAAAGGTCATCGTTGGCGGTGCATATCTCTATTTTATGCCCATCAACAACAACATCAAATCCATAAGGATCTGCATTGCTGTCTGCAAGCCAATCCTCAATTTCCGCCAGCCAGTTGACTTTTTCAAGCGGGGCCAAAAAGGCCTTTACAGCCGATTCTTTTCTTGCTGTTTCGGCCTTTGCCTTTGTCTCTTTGTCTGCCTGTACTTTTTCTCGATATGCAATTACTTCCGGCTGATCATTGAGCCAGTTATCAAGCAGAGACATGGCCGTCTGTTTCGGCGTGTGACCATCAAAGGTCATGGTCATAATGGCAGGTACATTGCGAGATGCCAGCACTTGATCACCAGTCTGATGCCGATGTTCAATCCACCAGGTTGCGGATGACTGCTCTTGCAACTCGGCATGCCATTTATCCACAAGGATGAGCATCCATGGTTCCAGCTGGTCAGCCTGGATGTGCAATCCAGCAACCAGCTTTTCCGCCTCGGCCAGGATGGAGGCACGGATTACATTAGCCCAGGCGATCTGCTTTTCAGACCCGGATAGAGCCGGCAGTTCAGGATGATCAGCAAGCCAGGCAGCAGCAGCAGATCGTTCCTGTTCGCGCTCTTTGGCCAGCACAGCTTTCCGGCCTTGCCGGTAGCATTCGGGGCAGTCTACCGACTGCCACCATTCAATCTTTCTTTCCCGGCCTGCTACCTTACCGTAAATTTGCTGGGTGGTGGTGTGTCCGCATGCATGATGGATTGTATATTTTGCCATTTTCTTTCTCCACGCTCCCGCTCCGGGGGGAGTGACCGTCGGGGGTTATCCCCTTTTGTTGATTATATATTATAACCAATGGCGATATATTGCAAGGGAAAAATGCAGGTAAGGAAAAAAAATAATTAGATTTGCGAACTTGACAAAAAAATTATTTTGCATGATATTAAGGGTGTGAAGTTGTAACAAGATTACGGTTTACCGACAAACTCCGGCATGACCGGAACATTTTGAGGCCCGTTTCTCTGCGTTGATGCGTGGGGGAACGGGCTTTTTTGTTGATAATGGCAAAAAAGAAACGAAAAAAGATTGACTGGGAGAGGATTGAAGCCGAGTATCGGGCTGGGATGCTTTCTATTCGAGAGATTGCCCGGAGGAATGATTGTAATGATCGCTCTATCAGGAAAAAAGCAAAAAAGGAGGGGTGGGAAAGGGACCTGTCCAAGAAGGTTAGACAGAAAGTCCGCAGCAAGGTAGTCCGCAGTCAAGTCCGCACCGCGGCCTCTGAGAAGGAGATAATAGAGGAGGCGGCCACTGCCGGGGCCCAGATTATTGAATTGCATAGGGTTGGAATCAAGAACTTGCGCAAGCTGGAAGAGGAGTTGACGCGGGAACTACGAGACAGTCCAACCAAGCTTTATCTTTCCCGGTATGGCGGCGAAATAATTGAGAAGGAGTACGGGATAATCGTTACGGAGAGGATTTCGGCATTGCAGGCCCTGGCGAACACGATGCATAAAAGAATCCAGCTTGAGCGCCAGGCGTATAACCTGGATGAAGAGCGAGATACGATAAACAAGACTATCGCGGAAATGTCGGATGAGGAGCTTCAGCTAATCGCTCGTGGGCGAGTTGGAGGAGATTGAAACAAGATATGGCTGTTGTCGGCCCCAAAAAAAGAGCTGCAGCAATAGAACTGCTCAAGCGCCGAGCGGCTCGGGCAAACATGCTCGATTACACCAGCTATATGATGGACACATTTGCTCCGGCTCATCACCATGGGGTTATTTGCTCAAAGCTGGAGGCGGTAGAGCGCGGGGACATTAAGCGCCTGATCATCACTGTCCCGCCCAGGCATACAAAGTCGCTGTTGTCATCGGAAATGTTTCCGTCCTGGTACATCGGGCGCAATCCGGACAAGCAGGTAATAGCCTGTTCGTACAGTGCAGACCTGGCCGGGGATTTTGGCCGGAAAGTAAGAAACCATGTTAAGCGGCAGGCGTTTAGAAATCTTTTTCCCGATGTTCGACTGCTGGCCGACTCACAGGCTGCCGGTAAATGGAACACCGAGAGCGGCGGGGCTTATGTGTCTGCAGGGATAGGCGGCTCGATAACTGGCAAAGGCGCCCATGTAGCAATCATCGACGACCCAATAAAAAACCGGGAAGAGGCTGAATCCCCGGTGGTTAGGAAGAAAATATGGAACTGGTACACATCAACGCTTTACACCAGATTGATGCCTGGTGGAAGCCTGATTGTAATTATGACCAGGTGGCACCATGACGACCTTGTTGGTCGATTGCTTCGGGAACAAGAAAATGGAGGGGATCGGTGGGAAGTTATTAATCTACGGGCGGTTGATGATGACTGGACCAAGGCCCTCTGGCCGGAGTGGTATCCAGTTAGTGAGCTGAGGAAGATACGGGCGGTTATCGGTTCCCGTGATTTCGAGGCCCTGTATCAGCAGCAACCATCCGGCGATACGTCCCTCGGTTTTGATGAGGATTGGCTTTGTTTCTACGGCATGGAGCCGGAGCCGGAACTGGTTAATTTCTATATTGTTGTGGATCCGGCCAACGAGAAGAAAAAAGAGTCTGATTACACATCAATATGGGTGATTGGGCTACATCAGGATCGCAACTATTATCTGTACGATGGAGTGCATGACAAGCTCAATCTGACAGAGCGAGCAAATACCCTGTTTGACCTGCATAGAGAGTATCACCCGCTCGGCGTAGGGTACGAGCAGTACGGGATGCAGGCAGACATCCAGCACATAGAGTCATTGATGGAGGCGCGGAGTTACCGTTTCACAATTACGAAACTTGGCGGTTCAACTCCAAAAAATGACCGGATCAGGAGGCTGGTTCCCCTGTTTGAAAACTCAAGGATATGGATGCCGCATACAATGTTCAGGCGCAACTGGGAGGGCAACAACGTCAATATTATCCAGGAGCTTATCCGGGATGAGTATAAATTGTTCCCGGTGCCGATCCACGATGACATGCTGGACAACTTGGCAAACATAGTACACCCTGACCTGCAGGCTCAGTTCCCGAGGGCAATCAGGCCCAGGAGGAAACCAACATGGCAGGAAAAGCTCAATAAAAAGATTAACGCCCGGCAAACAGGCGGCTCTTTTATGTCTCAGTAACGGACACAACCATGGCTAAAAAAAGCAAAAAAGAATCTGAGATTGACCTCGCTGCCGAGAATTGGGATCGGTATCAATATGGCCGTTCTGTCGGGCATGACGACTACATTGCCACCGCTCAGCGCAACGATGATTTTTATCTCGGTGGTGGCTTGCAGTGGAGCGAGGCAGACCGCAAGGCAATGACCGCGCAAAAGCGACCGATGATTGAGCTAAACCACATTATGCCAGCCGTGCACTCTGCAATCGGCATGCAACTCCATAGCCGGGTAGACATTGACTTCCAGCCGGTCGGGGAAGGTGCGGACGAAAAGACAGCGGAAGTCTTATCAAAGGTCGTGATGCAGGTCGCCGACCAGGTAGAATACCATTGGAAAGAATCCCTGCAGTTTGAGGACGGAGAGATCCAGCAGAGGGGTTTCCTTGATTTCCGGGTTGATTTCTCCAATAACTTCCAGGGCGAGATTGCCTGCGACATCCTTGACCCGCTTGATGTTATCCCGGACCCTGATGCTCAAGGGTATGAGCCGAGCAAATGGCAGGACGTAACCGTTATCCGATGGTTGACGTATAGCGAGATAGAGCAACGGTATGGAGCAAAGGAGGCCAGGAGTGTTTCTCAACTGGCCGATGCCTATTTTGAGGATGACAATTACTCCGACCGGTCACATTTCGGTGATGACGCGGACGGTGGATCAGGTTACAGGGGTTGGGTCGAAAAAGACAAAAAGACCAAGACCCGCCGATACATGGTTATCGACCGTCAGCATTGGCGCATGGAGCGAGAGCCGGTCATTGTGTATTACACAGGCGAGGTAAAGCCGCTTGAGGGCATGACCGAACAACAGATAGCCCGTGCCCTGGAGATGGGTGTCAGGTCGGTATCTGATGTCCGCAAGGTCAGATGGACAGTCACCTGTGGCAAAGCTGTTTTGTTCGATGATTGGTCCCCGTATGAGACGTTTACTATTATTCCATTCTTCCCTGTTTTCAGACGTGGCAGAACTCGCGGGATGGTGGATAACCTGCGGAGCCCGCAGGAGCTTGAAAATAAGTCCGTCACCTACAGCACGGAAATTCTCGGGCAGGTATCAAATGCCGGTTGGGACGTGGAAGAAGACTCACTCGTCAATATGGAGCCGGAAGACCTGGAAAAATACGGCAGCAAGAACGGCCTTGTTGTTGTCTACCGGAAAAACTCCACCCAACCCCACAAAAGAGAACCGAGCCAGCCGCCGGCCGCTGCAAATATGCTTGCAGACCGGGCGGAATATGCGATCAAGACCGTATCGGGAATGTCTGATGCTATCCAGGGCCAGCAGGGGAACGAGGTGTCAGGAGTTGCAATCCAGGCCAAGCAGTACCAGGGTCAGTTACAAATGGGCAGACCATTTGACAACTTGGCCCTTACCCGGAGGCTGGCGGCCAGAAAATTCCTTGAGCTGATCCAGAAATTCTATACCGAGGAGCGGGTAATCCGGATTATTGACCCGCAGACCAAAAAACTAAAGGAAGAGGTTGTGATCAATCAGGTGGACGAGACAGGAAACATCCTGAACGATGTAACTATCGGGCGTTATGACATGGCTATTACCGAGACGCAGACACACGCCACCTTCCAGAGCAACCAGTTTGAGCAGATGTTGACCCTCAAAAAAGAGGGCGTCCCAGTCCCGGATAAATATCTGATTGAATCTTCAATGATTACCAAGAAGCACGAGATTGTTGACGACATGGCGCAGTCTGCAGGCCCGCCGCCTGACCCTGAAATTCAGGGCAAGATTGAAGAGAGGGCTGCAAAGGTAGAACTGACCAAAGCGCAGGCGGAAAAAGTAAAGGCCGAGGCGGTCAACACCAGCGTAGATTCTCAATATAGTGCCGTGCAGACAGCAGAGGTTATAGCCTCTGTTCCCCAAGCTGCACCGTTGGCTGACCAGTTGTTAAGGTCCGCCGGAGATGTTGACAAGGACGCTCCGCCGATTGTCCCGGAGAGCAACGCCGGACCTGTTCAGCCTGAAGGATTCCCGCCGAACACGGACCCGACTACCCCGGTCCCAGTTCCTACGCCTGAAAGCCCGGCAGTTGGCGCTGAGAGTGGAATTGAAACGCAACGAATGGATGGGAACGGTGGACCCAAAAGATAATATCCCAGAGGGATATGACCTTGATTCCCATGGGATAGTAATAGGTAGCAAAAAATGGGAAGAAGCTGTTGAGGTGGCGATATCAACAGCAAACGAAGAAATTAAACGTTGCGGAATAGATGAGATTTCTAACCCAGAAGGGGTGATTTTAAAATTAAGAGAACTTTTTTCACGGGGGGATATTGCTTGCCCAAGAAGGATGATTCGCATTTTGGAAAATCAATTATTGTCATACAGATGCTTGGCCGGAAGGTGTTACTGGCCTTGTATTGATTGGGATTATAAAACAATTTTAATAAATAAGTGAGGATTGAAAGATGGGAAAAGAAATTACAGGGAACAGTGTTATCGAAAATAACTTCAGGTATCACTCTCCAAAGCCTGGGCAGAATGAAAAGTATGAGGCGTTGAGAGGAGAGGCGAGAAAACTTGCCTATATGTTTGACGAAATGTGCCCTAATAGCCGGGAGCGCAGCCTTGCAATGACCAAGCTTGAAGAGGCGGTAATGTGGGCCAACGCTTCAATAGCGAGAAATTGACGGCAAGTTAACATGGAATTAACACGAGGTATTTCAATGAAAAAAGAAGAAGAATGGCGAGTTGAAGACGACATGCGGACGCTGTTGCGAGCCGCCAAGATCAAGAAGGACAAGAAGCGCATGGCCGCTGTCGCCAAAATGGCGAAGGCCAAGTTAACAGAAATGGCATCGCTTGCCAAAGAGTAGCGAGTTTCGCCCTGTCGGTTGGCGATGAAACCGACCCGGTGACCGTCTACCGGATTGAAGTGGCGAGTATTACAACGGAGGAACAATGAACGAGACAGACACGCTTTTAGACGAAGGTCAGACCGTCGAAACCGAGATGACCGAGGAGGAACTCGCAGAAGCCCGTGGAGACTTTGTTGAGGAACCTGACCAGGAAACCGCCGGTGATGATGAACTTTCCGAAGATGACATCAACTCCCTGGCTGATCTGGCAGGCTCTGCGGCAACCGATGATGACGGAGGGGGAGAAACCGCAGGTGGAGACGAAGCCAAGGGCGGCGAAGAAGGTTCTGCCGAAGGCAGCGACCAAGGGGGCGAGAACACCGACAAGGGCGAGCAATATCCTGAAACGATGCCGTACAGCAGGTTTGCATACGAAGTAAAAAAGCGTCACGAACTTAAAGAGCAGTTCAACGATCTTCAGGAGCAGCATAAATCACTGCTTGACCTGTTTAACAAATCAATGGCCGGCAAGGGTCAGGGCGATCAAGGAGGCGATGCCGGGGCGAACAATACCGGAGGCGCCACGGATGAATTTAACCTTGAGGAAAAGCTGGTTGAACACTCCGAGGCCGTTGCCAACGGCGACGTTGAAGAGGCGTCAAAGTTGATGAAGGAGATCATCGACAACCAGGTCAATATGTCGAAGAACATGGCGGCCCAGGCAATCAGGGAATATGAGGCCGGGCTTGAACAAAAGTCTGCAGAGTCTCTCGTAAATGAAATACTCAGCGAGCATAAAGATTTTTTCAAGGATCCTGTCCAGCTCAAGGCGTTTGATAGTCTCAAAATTAGTCTCATAACTGAGGACGGGTATTCGCTAAAAGATGCTCTTGTCGCGGCGAAAAAGGCTTTCTTTGGCGAAAAAGAAACTGGCGGTGACTCCAAAAATACAGATACGGACGATGCCGACGACCTGAGAGCAAAGGCACTGGCCGCGCAGAAGAAAAAGTCCATCGAACGTAATGCAGACGCCTCAAAACGGCAGCCTCCCTCAACCGCAGCCGCCGGGCATGGTCAGCGCGGTAAGGCGACAAAGAAAGGGGCGCTTGCTTTTTCAGAAAAAGAATATTCCCAAATGACCGAGGAAGAAAAAGCCGAGGCCAGGGGAGATGTTTTATAGCGCCGAACTCGCTTTAAAATAGTTAAAGGGCTTTTCGTGGATTGTGCCCAAAAAAACAATAAACGGGTCTCGTTTCGGTAAACGTAAATGCCGCGGCTCGGTCACGCCTTAGACCGTAAAAACTGGCACAAGATATTTTTACGGTAATTTTTTTTAAAAGGAGACCTACTATGGCAGCTACGAACTTTGCTGGATTAACCAGCGAACAGAAAACTTACTGGAAGCGGGACATCTGGACCTACATGCGGAATGAGGCCTTCATTTCGCGCCTCATGTCAAAATCTACCAATGCACCCATTCAGCACATTACCGAACTGACCAAGGACGAAAAAGGCACCCGCGCCCTGATGTTCCTTGTCGCCGACCTGCAGGGACGCGGCGTGGTCAACGATAACGAGCGCGAGGGAAACGAAGAGGCCCTGCAGAGTTATGAAACTGAAATCAACATGGGGCTCATCTCTCATCAGGTCCGGAATAAGGGCAAGTTGAGTGACCAGAACCATGTAATTCGGTTCCGGCAGACTGCTCGTGACCGCCTGAAACAGTGGCTTGCTGATTCCGCCGACATCATGGCGTTTCTTACCCTGTCAGGTATCGGGTATGAGTACAATCTGGACGGTTCCACTGTTAACCCGGCCGAAAATGAATGGACACAGCTTGTTTTTGCTGCTGATGTTACCCCGCCGTCTGCCGGTCGTCATGTTCGATTTGACGGGTCCAGCCTCCGGACCGGAGACACCAGCGCAATTACTGCAGGTCATACTCCCAAATATGGGATGCTTGTTGATCTGCGCGCCTATGCAAAGACCAGCCACCTCAAACCGATCCGAGTAGGCGGAAAGGAATACTACCAGTACGTGTGCGATCCCCGCACCCTTGCCACCCTCAAGAAGGATCCGGACTTCCTGTCAGCTGTGACCAGAGCCGCCAAGCGCGGGAAAGAGAACCCGTTCTTCTCCGGCGCCATCACCACTATTGACGGCATTGTGATCATGGAACACAACCTTGTCTACAATACGACCGGGGCAACTTCCGGGTCCAAGTGGGGCGCAGCCGGGGATGTAAACGGGACCCGTTCCCTGCTTCTTGGCGCCCAGGCTCTCGGTATGGTTGACATCGGGGCCCCTGATTGGGTTGAGAAGGGATTCGATTACGATTCCAAGCAGGGTATCAGCACCGATAAGTTTATCGGGTTCAGGAAACCACGGTTTGACAACCACTGGACCGGGAACGCTGATGAGGATTTCGGTGTTATCGCCTGCGACTTGGCAATATAAGCAGTACTGAGTAAAAACATTTCGGCATGCTTGCCACGAGCGAGCATGCCGGGTTGAATGATTCTACAATTCAAAGGAGCACATTATGACCGCATTAAAAACTCGAAGCGAAGGACGGCAGTCGATCTTGGTTGCCCGTGCCTCGTTTACCCATGCCGACATTAACGGGACCGCTTTTATCCCCGCCCTGGAGCTTCCTGCCGATGCCGTTATCCTCCGGGCGTCCATGGCGATTACCACCGTATTTTCCGGCGGAACTATTTCTGTCGGCACGTCCGGAGCCCCTGCCGGTCACCTAGCCGCAACCTCGGCCACAGCAACCGGAGTAACATCCATGACGCTGCCTGTTGATGGCGACCTGTTGGGCGCTGTTACCGAGGTAGGTATCACCTCGTCCGCCGCACAGTCTGCGGGCGAAGGCAATATCGTCTACGAGTATATTCGATCCGGCCGCAGCCAGATTACCCAGGGCTGATCCAGATAACCAATAAAGAGGAACGACGAAAATGGAAAAATTCAAAACCAGATCAGGCGATGTGAGACTTGCCTCCACCAGCGGCCATGTTGTGACCGTGGGTGAAGAGTTCGTACCGGTTCCGGATGAACTTGTAAGCCAGGCCCTGGCGAACAGGTGTATCCCTAAGGAACTGTACGATCAGGCCCTTGCCGATGCCAAAAAAGAAGCGGCCGGCGGCGATGGTGATAATGCCAATATGGGTGGTGATGATGTCAATATGATTAGCACCGCCCTTGCCAGAATCAGCGAAGAGCTTGAGGCTGGCAAGACGGAAACCGAGAAAGGGGTTGCCCTGGAAACCAGTACCGGCCTGCCTACGGTTGAAGCGGTTGAGGAGTATTCCGGCCTCAATGTTACTCGTAAAATGATCAACGAGGTAACAGGAGAGTGAACGCTGAAGAGTTGATCGAGGAGGTCGAGGATATTATCCAAGACCATTCATACGACAGCGAGGCTATCCTGAAGCACCTGAACGGGGGGCAGCTTGCAATAGCAAACAAGCTGCTCCTGCCGGGCCTGTCCGATGGGCATGCTTCCGTCAACACCGTTCTTTCACAAAACCATGTGGCCTTGCCGACCGATTACCACAAGGCCCTGCATGTGGCGCAGGTAGACGGCCTACCGATCAAGGTCTACAACAACAAGGCCCTGATGATTGCCGACTATGGCAAACTCACAACTCAGGCAGGGGAAGTGACCGGGGTAACAGTTGACTCTGGAGGGTTGGTGTACCAGCGCGTTCCTGCGACAGCAACGGCTGTTGAGCTGTTTTATTACCGCAAGCCTACGCCGATGACGGAATCTGGAGCCAGTCTCCCGGATGGTATTGGCGGGCAGATGGCAGATAATGATGACTTTGACTTTGCCTTGATTCATTATGCCTGCTGGCGATTATTCGAGCGCATTGAACAGGGCCTGGAAGGACAAAAGATAGATACCATCTACCATAAAAACGAGTTCTACGAGCGGGTATCAGGGTTGCGCCTGTTCTGCAGAGAAGGAAGATCCCATCCAGTGCCGCCGATTACCAGGGGGTCCTGGCCGTGAGCACAATCACTTTATATTACGGTTCTGTTGGGATTAACAATAAGGTCCCCCCTCATCGCCTTCCCTTTAATCCGGAAACCGGTGTAAGCGCTCTGGCGCATGCCAATAATGTCTTAATCAGCAGGACGGGTGAACTTTCGTCAAGGCGAGGTCAAGTTAAAAGTTTCTCAGGGAATTATCATTCTTTATTTAGAGTTGGCATTGACGGTTTAATTGCAAAAGACCGTGCAAGCGATACAGCAATTTATAAAATAATTGTTTCTGGTCCTGATAATATAGACCTTTTTGGTATAGCTTCAGGATTAGCGAAAAATAGAAGAATAGAATTTTGTAACGTTAACGGTACCATATATTACACTAACGGTGTCGATAATGGTATGATAGTTGATTGGCATGAAACAGCTTGGAAGGAAAATACATGGCCAAGTGATACCACTACTGAATTTAGAAAAGTCCCGCCTGCCGATCATTTAGCGTACAATGCCGGTAGGATTTATTTTTCTATAGGGCCCGAGATTTATTATACTGTTTTCGGTATGCCTGGGATTTATACCCCTAAAATGGGCGAGAGATTCCCAACAAAAATCTTAATGATTACCGGCGTAGCCGACGGTGTTTATGTCTCTGATACGGAATCAATATATTTTTTATCTGGCCTTGACCCTACCCAATGGACAAGTAGGAAGGTTGCCAGTTACCCCGCCATCGAATGGGGAAAGTATCAGGACCCCATTGACCCTTCTTTTTTTGGGATAGAATCTAATTCACCCTCTGCTTTACTTGCAACTGAAAATGGCCCGATTATTTGTATGCCATCTGGTCAAATCATAAATTTAATAGATAAAAATGTAAGTATACCAAAATGTTCAAATAAAGGTTCAATCGGTTTGTTCGATGAAACTCTTATAATCCAATCAATGGAGTAATAAAATGGCTTGGAAAAATTCGACTGGTTTTAGAAATGCTCTTCTGGCAAGGGAAACCTCTAATGATGTGTATCTATTAGCTGATGACATAACCTTTACCACCAACAAAATTCAAAGCTCTTCTTCCGGTCTTGGAGATTTTAAGGTCGGCCACTTTGTGTGGGTTACCGGTGGTACAAATAACAACAAAGTTGCTAAGGTTTTAGAGGCGTCATCGTCAGAACTCACTTTTGCCGCCAACACCTTTACTGCTGAATCTGCGGGGAATGCCCGGTGTATTATGACCATAAAGGGTGGTTCCGTGAAAGAGATAATGAGAAATGGCAGACTTGATCTTTACGGCTCTCCCCAACCGGCCGATGCTGATTCTGCGGAAACTGGGACTTTGCTGGCTTCCCTTACACTCAATGGCAACCCCTCTACGTCTGGCGATCCTACCAACGGGCTTAACCTTGGCCAGTTGACATCAAGCGTCTTGAAGCGTGCCCTTGATCCGAGCACGAATGATACTGAAGTTTGGAGCGGTAACGGTCTTGCCGATGGTACTGCCGTATGGGGACGGTGGTATGCAAATAATGTAGTTACCGGGGCGTCTACTACGGCTATCAGGCGTGATGGCACTGTGACTACTGTTTCCAGTGGTGATATTGTAATGTCTTCTGGTCGTGATATTGCCGTAGGTGTCCCCGCTGTTCTCACCTCAGTATCCGTTACGTTGACCTGAATCATTAGGCGGTAACTAAATATGATTGTATTATTTAGCAGCACGAACGATACTGGTGAAGGCAGCACCACGTGTCATATTAACGATACGTTAACTCTTGATACCACTATTGAGGGATATGGCTGTATAAATACGGAAATAAATGATGAGTTGACTCTCGAAACTGAGATGATAGCTGTTATGTCATCTATTTATCGAGAGGGGACAGCGTACACAGTCGTAAATGATACAATCGTACTGGGTACCGAAATAGATGTAACAGGTACGTATAACATTGGCATTAACGATGAGTTACTTCTTGGGACAACGGTTGATGTCGGTGTTGATCATCTTGAGATTAATGACCAACTTACGTTATTTACTGCCATTGATGGTTATGTAGAGAAAACGGTCGAGTGCAATGATACCATCACGTTAATCAGTAGCATTGATATACAACTGAGCAAAGGGGCACTGTTAAACGATGTTATAACATTGGGGACCAGTATTAACATAGACAAATCAATCTTGTGTTCTGTCAATGATGTCCTTAATCTTGAAACCAATATTATTGGTAGGTCCAGTTTGTCGGTAAAAATCAATGATGTATTAAGTTTGAGTAGTTATGCCCATATAAGCAATGGTAAAATGGAATGTGTTTTTACACAATTTAATGATTCGAGGTGGTGTTAATGTGTGCTCTTGCTGTTCAGGCTGCTGTTGGTGGTATAGGGGAAAAAGCCACTACAATTCTGGATAATTACCAGTTTAATTCCTTAATTGAAATAAATGGTGTATCCCTTGGTGCAAATTCGGAAGGATTATATGTTCTAAATAGTGGAGATAAAGACGATTCTATTGGCTTTACTTCTACTGTTAGATTTGCTGCCACAGATTTTGGTATTCATAACTTTAAAAGGATCAGGTTTTTATACATCGGGGTGGATACAAGCAATCCGTTTAAGGTTAAGATTTCAGTAGATAATCAAGAACCTGAAATTTATTCTATTAAAAACCAGAGATCGGGCTTACAAAGAGTTCACGTCCCAATAAACAGAAGCCTGAGGGGGCGATATTGGACCGTGGAAATCATCTCTTCTAATTGGTTTAGAATTGATGATATTAAATTGTTACCCGTCATTTTATCATCCGGGATGAGGTATTGATATGGGTGGTTTTGTAGATAAAATAAAATATCGGCATATTGGCGTTGGCAATCCCTGGAACGAGATCACTGAAACGGTCGACTATACCAGGGCTTACGCCGATCAGATGCGTGACGCCCTGAGCAATGAACTTGAGAATCTAAAAAGTGTAGTCGGCACTTATCATCCTGATTTCGGAAGAATATCAAGCAGCATACCTTCTCTTTCCAAACCATCATTCCCTTCTCCTCCCAACATCAATACTGAACTAAATGACAATTGGCCGGATATCAATATTCCTGATCCTGTTCTCAAAGATATTTCTGCAGATTTTTCCTATACCGATCCGGTAGACCCTGGCGATATAGATATTGATTTTGATTATAGTCCGGGTGTCTATTCCTCGTGTATTTGGGATGCTCTTTGTGAAAAAATAAAAAACGGCCTGTTAAATGGCGGTACTGGCCTTACCGATGCTGTATATGCAGCCATTATTGACAGAAATAAAGAGGCCCGGAGAAATGCCGAGGATCAAGCCCGACAAAAACTGGTTAATACTATTGGCTCAAGAGGGTTTGATTTACCCGGCGGTATGATGGCTGCTGCCATTGTTGAATTTGAGAAGGATATAATGGCTAAAGATATAGATGCAGTTAATAATGTAACAATAAAAGATTTTGAAATGGCTGATGCCAACGAAAGATTTATTAAAGAGATAGCCGTTAATATCGAGGGGATGCTTAGGAATGATTTTTCTGATTCTGAAAACCGTCTTCTTGATATAGCTAAAACGGCTAAAGGATATATAGTTTCCGTATATGAACAAAAAGTAAAGAAATATGTTGCCAGTTGGGATGGTGTCAGGGCTAAAATCGAGTCGGCCAAATCGCAAATTGAGGCAATAAGCAGTGAAAATGAATCAAAAATAAAGGCATTTTTAGGACGCACCGAAGTCTTAAAATCCAGAATAATGGCAATAAGCAGTGAGAATGAATCAAAAGAAAAACTCGCTTTATATAAGTCTCACATATATGAAGCAAAAGTAAGGGCCATTTCAACGGAGTTCAGCGCCTTAGTTGAAGAAATTAAGGTGGCGATGGACAGATATAAAACTGATGTTGATGCAGCAATTTCAAGAGAAGAACTGAATCTTAAAGCGTTTAGTTCTTCCGCAGCTTTGGCTGAAAGTGTGTCGGAGGCTATTTCTAAGATCGCCGCTCAATCTGTTGCATCCGCTCTTGGGGCCATCCAAACATCTATGAGTTATGGATACAGAGGGTCAACTTCAAAATCTGAAAACTCGAATTTGAGTAATTCTCTCTCCGAACAACATGCGTATAAGGAGGAATAGCTAATGTCTGCAAAGGGTATTTTGATAGCTGATCAAACTGGCGGTATATCGGTAGCATGTAGAGATGCTTTTGAGCAGGACAACAATTCAAATGACAGGGTGATACAAAGATTTGACCTATCATCCGGCAGAGGGCCTACACCAAGGGGGTCTGCTAACAGGGGAAGCTCTGCTGCCATTACTTCTGCCGATACTGCTGACCTTACTTCTTTACCATCTGATCTTACCGGCAACCTTATCTCTGTAGGTGACAACTCCTTGTTGGTTGTTCATGTAGAACATAGTGCATCGGATGGTTATGCTGATATCACACCATTGATGTATGATAGTGATGGCTCCCCATCCGTTTTTGGTGCTTTGTTAAAACAAAGAACATCTGTTCAGACGCCCGCTTTGAGAAGGGGCAGTTCATCCGGAGATTATATAGGTCATGTATTAACCTGGGACCTTTCCGGGGCGCATCAGATAGGTATACATATTACTGCCATTGGTGGCTCTTCCAATGGTGTTAAGGTGTGGGCTTATGTAATTTAACGGTGACAACATGAGAATGCGAAGATACAGAAGGGTCAGGAGATCTGTTCAAGCAGGTGAAATAAATAAAGAGCTTAATAGAAAAGTGTACGGCGGGACTACTGTATATAATGTCTCTGATCTTTCGTTTAGCTCTCCTTCCGGTATGTTTTTTGATCACTGTCTGAATGGGTGGGTTTCCCCTGAGAGTCAAGACGAGATTATTATAAGTGATAATCCTGTCGGTGATAATGTATACGGGGCAAGGTTAAGATTTTTAATAGTATTATTGGCTGATGGTTCTGCGGTTCCTTACTCTGCTCAAGCTCATAACCAAAATAGTGATTTTTATGTTCTGTCTCATTCGTGGGATAGTGATCACCGATACGATCAGGGAATGGGGGATGGTTTTGTAGGGATGGTCCATGCCTATCCCATTAGTGACGGTGCTGATATCGGTTCGGAAATAATACTTAAACCTGCTTTGGGATATTTTCCCCCTTGTGTGATAATGTCCTTAGAAAAAGATACGGTTGGGTTAGGCAATGTGTCTACTGTCATTGATCCTGATGACGGCTATGATTTTAGTCCATATTGCAGTGGTGATGTTTCAGTTGCTCTTGATGATACTATGTTGGATGGTGCCACTGGCTGGGATAATGGCCATAGTAACTGGGAATATGGTGGTCCTATTGGAACTCCTTATATGGTAGAGGCCAGTGGAGGTCCATCTGATTATTCTTTTATGGCTGATAGTCCTGGTTATATCCCTGATGGTGGTGTATCCGCTACCTATTATTTTGATGAATCTTGTTAATAAATGTCATTTTTCCCTCAGATACCAACAAAGGTAATCATATCAGGAGATACAGAAGTTTCCAGGTCCCTTATCGGTTTAGGTCAAAAATATCTCAGCGATTTGAATACTTTTGCAGGGTTTCAAGATTTACCCACTTGTTCGAAAACACATAGATTAGATGATGGTAGTATAATTAAAGTAAATATTAGTTATGGATTAACCACTATTGAAATCCATGTACCAGTAGCCGGGGAAAAGGGTAAAAAATCTTCTTTCTTTATTTGTCCGTGTTACCCTTGTTTTGTCCTTGGGGTCATTACTAAAATTCTTCCTGATAGAGAATTAAGTGAGGAAGAAAAACTAACCATAAGATATTCCTATGAAGTAAAATGCTGCGTGGGCAGGAGTGATGATAAAGATTCATTATATGTAGAAATAGACGTACAACCAGAATCGTGTGGTTGGGAAAAATATTATGTTGATGAATACGTATGGATAACACTTAAAGAAAATAAGTTTACGTCAACAAATGAAAGGCCAGAATGCTTATATGAATACATAATAAAAACTTTAAAGAAACAGGTGGAGCAAAGAGAAGCAGGTGAAGAGGTAGACGAATTAGAATTAGCTATAGCTCCTATTTATGTTTCAAATAAAATTGACACTTCTGAAGAGAAATGGAATTAGAGATAAAAAAACCAAATAATCCTGGATATAAGGTAGGTGATAATGCCCCCCCATTTATGGATTATCCTTCTCTTTCTTCTGTTGTTTTTAAGGAGGGCGGGGAAGAAATTAATGATCTAACTAATTTTTGTGTCGATGATGTAACTGTTACTGGCATAGATTCTATTTCAGATAATACGGTCAGTGTTAAACATAAAGGAATACCTTATCATAATGTTAAAGTTTTAATAAATACTGATTGTGGCAGTAGGGGTCCTCAGATTAATGGTGGGGATAGTAATAGTCCTCCTGATGAGGCTTTTTCTAGTTCTTCGTTGCATTTTATTTTTCCTAAGGGTGTAACCGGTAAGTCGTGGGGTGGGTTCGGTTGGAGTTGGGAGGAAGACGTTGAAACTGTTGAACCCATTGCTCAGGCCATTTTTCAAACGAATAATGATGGTAAACCAATCAAATGTGTAGGGATAATAGCCGTAAAACAACACGGCTATATATCTATGGAAGATGAACCTGACCTTTTACACCCTACATATAATGTATATATTGGTTTACATTTTAAATATAAAACACTTACTGATGACGATGTATCAGTAGTTATTACGAATGATCAATATATTTTATATGATTTTATAAATAGTCGTGTGGCAAGGATACCCAATGATGATTATTCGGAACTAATTAACGCTGATTTCGGTGAAAGCTGGTATAGCTATAGAAATGTTTTTGGTTCATCAGATGCAAAAGTAAGAGCAATTAAAATGGGCGTCAAGGGGGAGATTAGGGATAAAATATTATGTTTTACTAATAATATATATAGTTCGCAAATAATTAAATGTTGCGATACAGGCGAGGTTACATCTTGGATTATGGTGGACCTCAACCATTGGTACACACCTTGTAATGACTCCCATCATATAAAAAATTCTTATGGAGAAAATGATAATACCGTCATCAATTATGATGTGATGAGTTGGAATGGTATCAATATTGAAGATGGTTATCCCGATAATGCTCCTACCATAAATGACTGTTATGATGAGGAGTATGGTTGTGATGCGAAAATTTATTCATTACGAGAGGGGAAACGAAGTAAAAAATTTTTTAATCCTATTAATAATACTAATAATGAAATTATAACATATTTTAATACAACTGTTATAGGTACATATTATAAACATGATTTTCATATTTTGGTTAATGATGGTGATGAGGATGTTTATAGCATAGAATATGATTATAAAGGGTATAGGTTACAAGAAACTGCTTTTATAATCGTTCCAACGTGTAATCATATATATTGTTTTTCTACTCAGCCAAATTTTATATCCAATTTTATGTATTTGCCCCTTATATTTGTATTATTGGACAATCGGGGGGATGATGTAGTTGTTTCGACATTTGTTAACAATGATTATGGTTATATTTCGGCTGATAGCAATGTACATTATGGTGATTTGTTTGATTATATAAGAAAAAAGACAATTAGTATTTTTGAAGATAATACGTATCATGATGAATCTTCAGCGTTACATTTTCCCTATGAGTTTGAGACCGAATTAAATTTTATAGCCGTTCCTTATGATCCTCGAACACATAACTTGCCATACAAACCGACATAATTATTGGAGATTACTGATATGAAAACGAAGTTTAGAAACAGTAGAGGCCTTGTAGCGGAAAGTGATACATGGACCAAAAAACAAGCTGAGGCTTTTGCCAAGCAACCAACACGACCACCGGCAGTTTATAGGATGGTCGATGGAGCAAATAGCGAAGGTTCCAACAGAGCGGCAGATAATAATCTTGATATTCTTCAAAAAATACACCGTGCTTCTGATTATAATGATCGATATCAATCAAAACTTGATAGTATCATCTCTAACCTGCTGGATGAAAGAAACATTTCCAGGAATGTTGGGAGTGGTTTTACCCCCAGCGAAAGGGCTATAAGAATCGGCTCAAGACGTATACAGAATCAAAGGCTTGTGGCCCAGTTACTTTCTGGCATGGCCGGTAAAGAAGTAGATCAGAATGCGGCAAACGAAAGAGCGAATCTTAGCGCAGATGCCAGTCTTGACAATACAGACTTGCAGAATAAAGGGAGAATCAACCTCGCAGGAGTTCAAGGGGAGAACACACTTGCCAACACCGCAGCCGTCGGGAAAAACCAACAAGCAAACATTTTGTTGCAGGGGAAAAACACCCTTGCAAATACCAACCTGCAAGCGACAAATACCTTGACGCGGGACACCAAGCTGAACGAGTACCAGAAAGGTCGGGACTACCGGACCATGGCCCTTGACCTTTTAAAGAAAGGGGTACCGGCCGGGCCGGAGGTGTCGAACATAGCCAATACTCCAGGGTGGGCTGATGTAAACCTTGATTCCAGCGCCTTAACTGTCCCAGGGAAGCCGCAAAAGATTGAGCCCCTAAAGGTGCTTGCAGCCAGTCCGACAAGTAAAGTTGACAGGGTATTTGATCCTAACACGGGAACCATCCAGCAGGTTGCACCCACGCCACCGGCGTTCACCAGGGAGGAATACGCGGCAGCAATGACCAACCTTAACCAGGCCCAAGACGATGCAAGTGCAGAAAAGTATTTGCTGGATCTGATGCAAACAAACCCTGCACTTGCACAACGGATTATGTCAGACCACAAGGCTCTGCTCTCAACACCTGTCCAATAATCGAAATACCACCGGAGAGCATTTTATGTCGGTTCTTGATGTCATAAACAAGATCGAAAAAGAGCAGCAGGCTGATAAACAGTTCAAGACCATTGCCAAGATGTATGGCAGCCGGGACTCTATTCAGGAATCAATAGACGCCTATGAGCATCCTGAAACCGCCCCCCCCGCCTCCAAACCGACAGCATTATCAAACCGGCTTGACAAGATTGCCGGGATTGCAACAGATGAAATTGTAAACAACCCAGGCGGCGGTCGGCTCGTTGCAGCAAAAGTTCAACAGCCTTCCCCGGCAGAGGTTCTTTCATCTCAGCCCAAAAAGAAGTTTTCACTTGCAGGGGCAGCCGGAGCAATAAAGGACATCGGATCTGGACTCGTCACGCAGGTCATCCCTGATGTTGGCGTATCAATGGCCCGTCTGGTTGACGATCCAAACACACGGAACGGCATTCTTGACCCATATATTGAAGCAGGCGCAAAGAGGCAGGAAGAATATGCCAACGCACCCGGAAAAGACGAAGTAGCAATTCCATTTACTGACATTACCAGGGGAGAGCTCAGGAGCGGTGTATCTTCGCTCGGTTTCTCCGGGGCGTCAATGCTCGGATCCATGCTTGTCGGAAAGGCTGGCAAGGCTGCAGGAACCGCAGTGGGCGAACTGGTTAACCCGGCCGGAGGTGGTGTTCCTGGCGGAGCAATCGGTCAAAAGCTCGGCGAAGCACTTGGCGGCGGACTGGTTGGGTATAAGCTCGATAAACATCAATTCACACAACAGTACCGTAACTTTATTGAGCAGAAGACCGGTCACAAAATGACCGACAAGGAATGGAACACCTACCGGGCAGGTGACGTTGCCGACCATATCAATAAGCATGCCCTGCATGAAGCAGGATGGGAAGGACTCGGGAACGCTGTATCTCTTGGCATATTCGACAAGATCAAAGGAAAGTCCCTCGGAAAAAAGGCGTTGAAGGGCCTTGCTGAGTTTTTCGGAGTAGAACTCGCTGGGGAAGCGCAAACCCAGACCGGTCAAACAAACGAAAAGGTCGCCCTCGGCATGCAGCCGAAGGAGAACAAGAGGAGTTTCCTTTCGTTGTCCGATCAGGCGAAAAGCGCAAGGGAAGTGCTACCGGCAACCATGCTTATGGCCGGGGTAGCTTCCGGCGGCAAGTACACCTATGAAAAAGGTGTAAACGCACTGAAGGGCAAGGAAGACAGCCAAGGGCTTGAACGAAACAGGGCAGCCCTTGCACTCAAGGAAAAGAACCTACCCACGTCAGAGCTTGAGGCTATCCGTAGCGATCCGGCAAAGCAGCAGGAACACGGAGTAACCCCGGATGCCGTTGACGCAGTTATCAGGGAGCGGGCCGACGATGTAGCCATGGCCCACCAGATATTAAGCTCTGTTCCCGATCCCGGACCGCTTACCAGAACGGCGCAGCAGTCAACCACCCATGAATTATCACAACCTGGAATCCAACGAGAACTTGCCAAAACAATACTTGACCGGCAGGCGGAACGGAACCAAGAAGCACAGCCGGAACAAACGGTTTCCCCCGATGACGTACAGGCCGCTCAAGACCTCGTTGACAACCTGAACAATGCCATCGGCCAGGGAATTGATAAGGCCACACTTGTTCCCCATGTCCAGAATATTCTTGAGGACAAGAACACGTCCGAAGAGGCGAAGAAGATTATTCTTGAG